GGCTTGGCAAAGCTGTGTGAGTGGGCGAACGAACAGGGTGCAACTGGTAGGGCGGTTGAGATTGGTTCTTACAGCGGCGAGGGAACGGTAGTTCTTGCAAAGTATTTTAAGGATGTTCTTGCCGTAGATCCTTGGCTAAACGGCTACGATATTAACGATAGGGCGAGTCAGCAATGCCCCATGAAGTTTGTCTTTGAGGCATTCCAAGAGCGCGCATCTTCATTTAAGAATGTTTTATATAGCAGAGGCAAAAGTTTGGATGCACTTGAATTCTTCAAGGATGGCGAGCTAGACCTAGTTTATATTGACGGAGATCACAGATACGAAGGCGTGCTTGCAGACCTAAAAGGCTGGCGGCCAAAGCTTAAAGAAGGTGGGATTATGGCTGGTCACGATTGGAGTTGGCAGTCAGTCAAGAAGGCCTTACTTGAGGAAATAGGACAAAAGGACTATACGCTATTCCAAGGAGATTCTTGGGCAATAAAGCTATGAGAAAACTAAAAGCAGCATTGGCGTTCATTCGCGATCAAGAATGGGTAAACGAACCACAATGGGAGGATGAGGACGAGAAGGCGTGGACAGGATTCTTGTCAACCCCAACTGGAAAACGCCTTAGTCTTATTTTACTTAACCTAACCCTGCGTCAGAATGGCTCTGCTGTGATGAAGAAATCAGAGGCACTTGCAGACGCTTGTGGTTATGCTAAAGGATTTCGTGGGTGTGTTGCGACCTTAGAATCGCTCGCATCCCAAAAACTTAACTCCGCCATTCCAGGCTATGGGGATGGATCGGATGAACCAGTAGCCGACTAACCTTTAGGTAGAATGACTCCCTACCGAAAAGTGTAAAGAAAGGGTCAAAATGGCAGATTCAATGGAAGTTACTGAACTGGATATGTTGAAACTTGCGGCGGCAGCCGATGCAGGATTGGAAACAATCCCAAAGGATGAGCCAGAAGTTGAAACTGAAACAGAGGTAAATTCAAGCGGAGATAACGAGCAGACACCCGCGCCTGCTGATGAAGCCGAAAAAACAAAACTAGAAGCCTCGGATGAGGTTTCAGCGACCAAGGAGAAATCCGAGGAAGCCAAAAGTTCTTTAACAACGCAATCTTCAGAAGACAAGTCGGAGTCGGCTTCCGAAAAGAAGCCTACCCGTTACGAGAAGGCTAAGTCACGACTTGAGAAGGAGTGGGAAGATGTCCGAGCCGAGAAAGCCAGAATCAAAGCAGAGCGCGAACAGATCGAGGCTGAAAGGGCAAGGAAGACTTCAGAAGCTCCTCAAGGCGAGACAAAGACAGGAAGTCGCAAGTTTAGCTCGGAAGATTACAGGGAAGCGGCAAAAAGCTACCGTGATGAAGGCCGTGACGATCTTGCGAAACTCGCTGAAAACAAAGCCAGCGAGATTGAAGTAGAGGATAAGAAGGCGTTTGAGCAGAAGGTGCAGACTGAAATGAAGTCTGCCTGGGATAAAAATTTGCTTGAGGAAGTAGAAGCAAATCCAGAACTTAAAGACTCAAACAGCAATCTCTACAAAGCCGTATCGGAAATGTTGCAAAACCACGCTATTCTGCGTAATTACCCAGCGGGGATCAAGGATGCGGTTGGGATTGCAAAGGTTAAGCTTAAAGCGGAGTCCGCCTCCGATTTGTCGAAAAAGGTTGCAGAGTATGAGAAAGAACTTTCTCAACTCAGAAAAGCGACTACTCCAGCGTCAGGTCAACCCAAAGGTCCTGCCAAGACTAAAGCTTTTCACGAACTAACGCTCGATGAGCAAGAACGTGAATTGATGAAAATGGCAAGCGAAGTTGACAGAGGTTGAGTAGTCATAACAAACAAGGATACTTAATTATATGGTAACTACTGGTTCAGTCAGCGCACAGTTCCAGACGTACTTCTCGAAGGCGTTATTGGAACGTGCAATCCCATTGCTCCAAATGGAGCAATTCGCAATGAAAGCCCCCTACCCGACCAAAACTGGCGGAAACAAAACCATTAGGTTTTTCCGCTTTGGCGACCCTAGCATCACTGCTATCTCCGCCTTGTCGGAAGGAACAACCCCATCCTCTGGTGACGAGCGTGATCTCACGTTGTCCTCAGTGGAAGCCACGCTTGTACAGTACGGAAGCAAGATCATCCTAACGGATGTTGTTCTCGCAACCGAATTGTTCTCGCACTTGGCGCAGGCCACCAAACAACTCGGCGAAGATGCCGCCCTCCACGCTGACACACTCTGTCACCGCGCGTTGGTGCAGGATTCCTCGACCAGCACTGGTACTGGTGTAGCAGTCAAGTCCTACGCTCGTTATGCTCAAAACACAACGAACGGCACGACCTGGGCTACCTCGTCAGTTGCTAACAGCGCAATGACCGCCACCGACTTGCTCGATGGTGCGACTTCGTTGTTCATCGCCCGCGCTCCTAAGATCAAGGACGGCTACGCGCTTGTCGCGCATCCTGCCGTTATCCGTGATCTACAGCAGGACGATGATTGGTTGAAGGTTTCGAGCTACTCTGCTCCCGACCAAATCTTCAAAGGTGAGACTGGTAAATTGTTTGGAGTGTCGGTCATCTCTTCGACCAACGTCCAGACCTTCAATACCTCCGCCTCTGGTATCGCTGAAAACAGCGTAGGAACAACTGGTGTTAACACTGGTTATGCAAACGTCCTCCTCGGTGGTGGCGCGTTTGGTGTTCCTAGCTTGTCCTCATTGGCCGCCTCTGGCTCGCCCTTCGCTCCGAAGGTCACGATCCTTGATGCTGCTGATAAGAGCGATCCTTATGGACAGCGCGTTGTTGCGTCCTTCAAGACGTTCTACGCGGCCAAGCAACTCGATCCTCGGTTCTTCCGAGTCATCGTTGCGAAGTCCAACTACAGCTAATAATTAAATGGGAACCATGCTAGTAATTGGTATGGGTCCTCGGAAAGCTGGGGAGGGTAAAACCTCCCCAGCCTCTTCCACTAAGGAGAAACCAGCTATGAAAGAAGGATTGGTTAAATTGCCGATCTCTATGTTCGAGCTAGGTGAAGGCGAAGAAAACGCCACACCAGAAGCTGGAGACATGGTGGAATTGGAAGGTGTAGTGGAGAAAATCGAAGGTGGTGTGGCTATGGTGCGTGTAAACAACGCTATGGCCGAAGCATCTGAAGAAGAATCCGCTGTACCCGAAGAGTCCGAAGAAGACCGTATGATGAAGATGGCCGAGGAGTCGGATAAGGAAAACTATAGCTAATGCCTGTTTACCAGTACGAGGACACCAGAAATGGGAAAGTTGTCGAACTGGAAAAGGCTGTGGCCGAAAGGGATTCTGTCCCTCGTTACCTTAAACGATTCACCGTCCCGCAAAGATTGAGCCTAGTGGGGGTTGGCGAACCCCTCGACAACCCGCTGGGAGTCAATCAAACAAACTTAATGAAGGGGTACTATCGCCAGGAACAAAAGCTTGGCAGTAGATTCAAAAGTAAGTACACGCCAGATAGTATCAAACGTGTTGCTTTAAGGAGAAAATAATATGTCAAATGAGTTATTTCGCAGCCCGATCAAGGCTAAGAATAAAACTGTAAGAATTGTGAGTACGCCCTTTGAGAACGTAATTGAGTTTACGGCAAGCTCCAGCGGTGGCACTGTTAACACAGTTGCAACAGCCCCTGCGTCCTTGAACGTGACCTTGAACGGTACGTCTTACAGAATCGCATTGCACACCTAATTGTATGCGACTCTTATCTCGCCTTACGCTTGGTAATGGTGGGACAATTATTGCATCGTCAGCTTCCACGAATACTGGAAGCTACGATGCGGTAACTGCTCTTACGCTTTCCACAGCTACCCTTGTTATTAGTGGTGCTACAACCGCCGCAACCTACGCTGCTGGTGTGACCGTTTACGGTGACATTGACGAAGTTCGGTTAACTGGCGGTGCGATGGCAATCTACAATCGCAAAGATTAAGGAGTCCTAAAATGGGCCGCCAGTGGAACACGATTATTGAGAGCCTTGGTCCGCTTTCTGGCGGAACTGGTTTATCGATTAACGCTAATCTAACAGAGCTAGAGGCATTGGTTACAACGCTCCAAGCTGACGTTGCCGATGGCATTCGACTACCAAACGCCACAACTGGAGGAACTGGATCTACTGACTTCACCTCCACAAGCTACGGCACGATTGCAACGGCAAGTACAGGCAGGCTGGGATGCACAATCTTCAATTCTGGCCCAGGCAACCTCCACGTTCTTCTAGGCACTGGAACAGCAAGCACATCAGTTTTCACGGTCAGACTAAGTGCTGGAGACTACTACGAAGTCCCATTCAACTACACTGGATTGATTGGCGGAATCTTTGCAACGGCTGGAACGGCTGAAGTGACGCAACTAAGCTAGGATCTAGGCCATGCCTCTCGTTAAGAATCCTAGCAACATAGATAACTTTCTTTTTTCCACTGGAAGAACAAGGGCTTTTCGTGTTGGTAACGCTGGTTCTTATTTTAAGAGTGCTGGAGTTGGAGCTACTGCTACTGGTGGCAATACTCTTGGATTTAATTTAAGCATAAACGCTGGGTCTGCTGCTGCGGGAACAGCGAAAGTTGGATATTTCGACCCAACCGCAGCACTAATGACGGCAAGCGCGGGGAAGATTGATTACTCAAAGAGAATTAGATTCTCAATAGGCGGGATGATGTACATTGGCAGCACAAATTCTGTTATCAGAATTGTATTTGGTGGAACTGGAAATTCAGTTGACGCACCAGCAGCAGGCGCAAATGGACTAACAATCAAGGGTTTTGGTGCTGAATTTGCCCTGCAATCTGGCGTGATACAAGCAAGGTTAATTGGGTTTGATTCAGCATACTTAACTCCGACATCCTACACAACGCTAACAAATGGCTTTGGCCTTGTCGCATCTGATAACCGATTCTTTGGTGTTGTTATAGAATCCGATGGTGCTGGAAACATTTATCTTTATGGTGCAGACTCATCTATAAATCCAAACATTAACATTGGGCAATCACCTCTTTTAACTCTTACTGGTGGGCCAACCAACGACACCAGTACAAATAGGTTTGGCCCAGAAATTCAATGTTCAAACAATGCGAGCGTAGCACCGACAGCCAGCCCTTCAGCAATTTTACAATCAACCTATTACTTAATAGACGTACAATAATGCCACTCCTCCTCATCACCCTCTTGCTCTGCTCCTGCTCGCCACGGCCAGTAGATCATAATAATTCGCTCCCGCGCTACTCGGACATGTCTGCTGCTGCCGATGCAGGAGCAGTAAGTTCTGGTAATGTCAAATGAAACGCATCGCCATGTGGCTGACCAATTTGAGTTTGCGTTTCTTAATGACGGGGCAGGAATACGCCTGTTTCAAGGAGGCGTTAAAGTTTGCCGTGGAGAACAACAATATGGTCAAGGAGACGAAGTACATTGGCAAGGTAAAGCATCTCCTGTCTGTCAACAGAAGCATAAAGCGGATTGTCGAGGAAGGTCGAGATCGGGACGAGGTTGTGGATGCCGTTGTCCATCTTGCAGTTTCACTAAGATACTTGGAGGGTAAAGGTCGTGAGTCTTGATGAGGTATACGACCTTAAAGACAGGGTTGCCAGCGTATCAGAGCGACTTGCCAGGATGGAGGAACGCCAGATGACGCTGATCTCAATGATCGAAAGGTCACTTGCTTTCCACGGGGATGTTGCTAATAGATTAGGTGCGCTGGAACACCTGCGGACGAAGGTTCTGGCTGTAGCTGGGCTGATAGGGCTTGCTTGCTCAATGGCCTGGGATGTCCTCAAAAACCGCCTTTCTAACTAGGAGACTAAACAATGGCTTCATTTACCGCAGGAACTACATTTGTTGACGGGGTATCCAATGACGTAACAGCAGCTAAACTAGGCGCGCTAGTTACCAACGCCACGCCTACCTCTGGCTTTATTCAAGATCGTACTGCTGAGACTGTGGTAGGCGTAAACGACACGCTTCTCATTGGCGATGCTTCAGATTCTAATAATTTGAAGCGGATGACAGTTGCCAACCTTTTGAAAGCCCCCCTTGTCAGCACGTCAGGAACGGTTGACAATCTTACGACAGGGACGACAACCTCGACAGCGCAGATCGTCACAAGCGGAACGATTGCCACGTTGAATAGTACCTCTGCAACGATTACTACTGGAACGATAAACACTGGAACTTTTGGAACGACCACATCTACTGCTGCAACGATTACTACTGGCACAATCCCAACCCTAGTCGCAACAACCCTTGTCACGACAGGCACAGGCACGGCAGCAGCCCCAGCAATCGTTCCTACTGGCGATACCAATACTGGCATCTTTTTCCCAGCCGCTGATACGATTGCGTTTAGTGAAGGCGGAACTGAAGGAATGCGGATTAATTCGAGTGGGAATGTTGGGATTGGGACTACGAGTCCTGCGACAAAACTCGACGTTGTTGGTGGTAGGTCTACTTTTTCTGCGGCAAGTGAGCAATACGCAGTTGGTGCAAGGTACGTCTCAACAGGAGGACCAGTATATTTTGGAGCAGCAAGCGCATCAGCAACTCCCGATGCAGTAATATCAGGAGCAGGTGGAGAAGCACTTATGACCCTCCAGAATGGAGGCAATGTCGGGATTGGGACTACGAGTCCGATTAGGAAACTATCAATAGATGGAGGTGGGCTTGCCTTCCAATCTGCTAGCGGTACCAATAGGTCTATATCATGGATAGACTCAACATCAACCGCTGCTCCTGTTTATCTTGTTGGAGACTCGACGTCTACTGGTTGTTATTTTGCAGTTAATACAAGTGCATTTGGTACAAGCGGAACAGAACGCCTCCGCATTGATTCGAGTGGGAATTGCTCAATCGGAACCGCCACAGCCTTATCCACGCTTCACGTCCATGGAAACGTGACGCTTTCCAATACAACTACCGCAACATCGGCTGGAACTGGCGGCCTCTCAAAGCCAGCAACCTATGCTGGATATCTGACCGTATCCATAAATGGAACTAGTCGAAAGATTCCATACTACGCAACATGAAGACAATTATTTCAGACACGGAGCAGGAGATTGTTTATGAGTTTACATGGGAAAGCGATTCCTGTTTTTATAATTACATAAAGAATCCTTCATCCGACCCGCAGCCTAATTATGACGCAATCTCAACTTCTGATTACAACAAGTGGCTGGCTTGGCTTGGGGTTTCGGAATGAATATTGAATTAACAGTCAAGGATATAAACATAATTCTTGCCTCTCTTGGCAAGAACCCCTACGAAATTGTTTTTGAGACAATAAATAAAATTCAAGAACAAGCAAAAGCTCAGGACGCAGCTAAATGACCCTAACCGAGATCGCGCAGTACGCTGGCGAGAAGATCGGAAAGACCGATGCTGACACGCTTACCTTCTTGCAGAAAGCCGCAAGCTTGGCCTACCGCCGAGTGTGGGACTTTGCTCCTTGGCGTGAGACTGTAACCAACTCCACCTATTCAGTTGGAACAAGCCGAACAATCACGCTTGGTACAAATGTAGAGACACCTCTTTCGGTGGCCTACAACGATGCCGAGGTTGACCCGATTGACTTGGCAACGATTGTAAGCCAAGACCCAGGCTTGCTGTCCGATGACCGCACTGGCGATCCAGATACATATCATTTTACTGGCCGTAACAGCAGTGGCGTTGCCCAACTTGACCTGTATCCAAGGCTTGCCACATCTGGAACAATCCCATTGCGAGTTATTGAAAAGTTAAAGTGCCTGACCAGAACAAACTACATCGTTGACTTTCCTCCTTCCAATGATGCCCTCGGTGACGAACTTCGCTTGCCCCACGTTCATCACTTGGTTCTTGCTCTGACTCACGCAGACGCACTGGAGCGTGAACGGCAGTACACCAAGGCGCAGGTAATTACGCAGGGTGCAAACTCTGACCTTGCAGCTATGGCTAACTACGAGTTGAGCCAGGTTGGAGGCGTGAAACAGATTACCCCACAAAGCCTTGGCGAGCTAACCATAGAAGAAATGTTCTCAGCTTAAAGTAGGCTTTATGCCTTACTACATAGACACAACAGACGATGTACTGTCAATTGCTGGGTCTACCAGCTTTGAGGGTGGGCAAGCTTCTGGAATTTCCCCAAGCCTAATTGCAAATAATCAAGCCAGCGAAATTTCCAACATGACGATTAGCCCGTCTGGGATCCTCCAGACTAGGCAAGGCATTGAGCAAGTATCTGCAAACGTATCAAGTGGATCGGGCATTCAAGGTATGCACTACTTTGACACGCCAAACATTGAGGAAATTGTTGTTGCTTGCAATGGATCAATTTTCAAATCAACAAGCGCAACAAGCTTTGCCACAACCTCTGGAACTGTAACAAGCGGGGCTGTACAGGTTGATTTTTCTCAGTTTAATAACAGGCTTTATTATACCGATGGAGCAAGCAATCTTCATTTCACGGATGGAACAACGGCATTTAGGCAAGGCACAAGTGTTCTTTCGATAACAGTATCAACCCAGGGATTGGGATATACAACTGCTCCAGCCGTAACAATAGGCGCACCCAACATAGCCTACGGAACAACAGCTAGCGCGACTGCCACAGTTACCAGCGGTACAATATCTGCGGTAACAGTTACCTTTGCTGGATCGGGCTATACAACCGCGCCAACAGTTACCATTGCTGCTCCTCCCTCTGGTGGTGGGCATTTTACAGCAACAGCAACAGCCAGCGTTTCTGCTCTATCGCCTTCTGGCCTTCGCCTCATTCGCCAGTTTACCAATCGCTTATTTGCCGTAGGAACTGGAGCAAACCGCAACACGCTTTACGCATCCGACATCCTTGATGCTGAGATATGGAAATCGACAAACAGCATTGTTGTCGGTGGGAATGACGGCGAGGACATTATTGCCATCCAACCATTCTTTGACTTTGAATTGCTGGTGTTCAAGCCAAACAAGATTTACTTGGTTACTGTTGACCCAACCTCAACAACTGCTTCTGGCTGGACTGTAAGACTGATTAACGACAAGATTGGTTGTCAGGCATCTAGGTCTGCAATCTTTACAAGCAAGGATGTGTTGTTCTTGTCTAATGACGGAATAAGGAGCGTTGTAAGGTCAGCAGCCGATGACTTTTACACGGTAGGCCCAACTCTTAGCGAGCCAGTTAAGAATGTGATAGCAAGAATCAATAGGAGCTATATTGGTTCTGCAAACGGAGCGTTTCATAACAACAGGTATTATCTGGCTCTTCCTCTGGACAACTCAACCACTTGCAATTATGTGCTTGTTTACAACACGCTGTTTGGTTCATTTGAGGGATTGTGGTCTATAGCCGCATCAGCAATGACCAAGACAAATTTTTCTGGCGGGTACTCAACAAACTGCGTAAAGCTTGCGATTGGCAGTCCGACAGGACAGGTTGGGCATCTTTACGATTATCTCGATCCAGATTTGCAGGGCGATGGAAATACCGAGTTCAAGGACTACGGAACTTCCTATGCGTCCTACGTTGTGACCAAGGCTTACGATTTTGACGACAGGATTTCAAAGAAGTATGGGTCGCACTATGAGATGGAGTTTTATTTTTCCACAGCCACCAATTGCACCATAGGCATGAAGCGGGAGACAGACTCTCAATATGTAACAATTGGAACAGCCGTAGACACATCGACCCCAGGAGGATTAACCTTGCCATTCACGCTACCAGCCACGCTTTCGGCTCAGACCTACAACTTTAGGGCTGATAGTCTTAGGTCTTATCAGAAGTGGCGCAATATGAAGTTTAAGATGGAAGCTCCAGGTAAGAAGCTTTCCATTAAGCAAATTATGATTGCGGCCAATCCAGACACCATTGAGGTGCAAAAGAATATATGACCGCTATTGAGTATATCGAGGAAAGTGGCGTTCCAGAGGCTATGTGGCCTAACCTAGCTGAGTGGTTTGGCTGGTTTGAGAAGCAGGGCATGGTCGGGATTGTTAGGGATGAGGAAGGCATAGCTGGGGTGGCTTTGGCTAGGTGTATAAAGGATGGGCAAAAGGCTGACCATTATGTGCATAGCGAAGATGGTGAGAATGTGTTTGTTGATTTGACTATCTCATCAAAAGGTGCTAAATCCTTACGATGCTTGCTGTTGCTCCTTTGGGAGCGTTTTGGTCCTCGCAAGCGGATCACATTCAATCGTTCTGGTAAACCAAAGGATTACGACTATATGACATTTATGCGAAAGGCTTTACTCTAATGGGTGGCGGTCCTTCTATTCCTGCACCTCCTCCGCCTCCCAACCCACTTGAGGCGGCTAGGGCTAACGATCTTTTCTATCGTTCTTCGCTTGAGACATACATCCAGAAACAGCCAGATGTGGCGGCTCTAGAGCAACGCCTTAGAGAGAAGTATGCTCCTCGCCAGCGTGAGCTTGAACGCCAGATGTCGGCATTAGATTTGCAAAAATCAGCCCAAGCTGGACTGCAGGTTGAGCGCGAGCTTGGCCCACAGCGTTCGCTAGAGGCTATGCGCCGTCAATTTGAAATGGCTCCAGAAGCATACGCAACCCAGCGTGGCTTAGGCCAACAAGCAGCCCTACAATTTGCAAGACTTTATGGTCAATCTCCGATGGGAGCAGTTCCGAAAGAAGTCCAACAAAGCCAAGGCGTAAACCAAGTCGATTATCTTGGCGGACTTCCAAGGACAGGAATATTTTAATATGGCAGCCAAAAAACCAGTAGTTGATCCGAATCAAACTCTAATTGACAAGTATACTGCGGCTGGATTAACAGACGTAAAGAATACTTATGTAAAGACGGTTGGGAATAAACAAGTATTTGATACGGCAGCGGCTGACAAGGCTGTTTTTGAAATTCCGAAAATAACAAAAGGAGAGGCCAAGCCAGACAGCTTCACCAAGGCGGTAACAAATTATTCAAATATTTTATCTCAGGCACAGCAGGTTGGTGTAGCCAATCTAAACGCGAAAGATCAGCAGGCATTAAAAGATGCGGCAAGACTTGTTCGTGATTTTGATTCAAAAAATTTAAGCCTTGATGCGAAACAAGTAATTGCAAATATTACTGAAGGAACTGATCTTATTGATCAAATCAATGAACAAAGAAAGAATGTAGAGATACAGCAATATAGGTCAAAAGGGCTAGACGTTGATGGCGTAACAAAGATTAGATTGTCTGGCAAGGAGCGTGAAGCTGCTAGGGGCAGGCTTGTTACAGAGCAAGACACGTTGCGTAGGCTGGAATCAACAGCCACAAATACAGCACCCAAGCTTGGCGAGTCTCTGACAAGGCTTGGTTTGGCCGATATTGGCGTAAACATAGGGTCGGCTGTTGCTGGAACTAAAAAACTTTCAACAGGACTAGAGGCTCTTCGTGGCGAGAATTTCTTTGATGTAAATAAAAGCGGTCTTGCTGGAAGGCTAAACGTCCAGGTAACGGACGAGCAAATTCTTAACGACATCAATACACAGAGTAGGAATGAATACAAAAGTCTTTATGATATTGGAACTGCGGCAGTAACCGATCTCCAAAGCCAACTTGATCAAGCCAATAAAATATATGCCGATCTTCCTGCTGGTAGAAGTAAGGATGAGGCCGCGAAATCAATTGATGCATTAAAAAGTGATCTTACTCAGGCTCAAAAAGACACGCTTGAAGCCAAGAATCTTTACGAAGGATATAAGCCAATCAGTGGCGAGAAGGCCACATCCGTTTTGTCGCAAGTCAGGGAATCTCTGCGCCTACCAGAAGAGCGTACTATTGCTCAAATTGAAAGCATTGATCCTACGATTGGCGCGACTGTTCGCGGTCTCGCCAAGCAGTATCAAGCGATGGCCGAGACTCCGCTTGAGGCAACGACCAGCCCAGAGACAGAAGCCTTTAGGCGTGATGTTGAACAACGGATTGCTGGTCAAGTTGCGCTAGGCTCACAGCTTGGTGCGGAAGAGCAGAGGCAGTACCAGCAGGCTGCAAGGGCAGCACAGACTGCCAGAGGCAATATCTTTGGTGTAGCACCAGCCGTAGAGGAAGCAGTCACAACTGGATTGGCTGGTGAGCAAAGACTCCAGGCTCGCCTTGGTGCAGCCCAAGGATTCTTGGCTTCTGGTCAAAGTATGTCAGACGCAATTGCGCGTGACGTTGGCTTGCGTAACGCCCTTACTCAATCCCGCCTTGGCGCAGCTCAAGGCTTTATTGCAAGCGGTCCAACAATGTACAACTTGGCCTCACAGCGTCTTGGACAACAGCAGAATATTCTAAACAATTACTTGGCAGCCTCCGCTCCTCAAACTACTGGTGGCTTCCAAGCTACACCTTCAGCCGCCAATCCGTATGCCTACGTCAATCCTAACGCTGGATTCATTGGTGCGCAGAATGCGGCTGGGATTTACAATACGTTGGCGGATTATTCAGCACAGACGTATGGCGCGCAGGTTGGTGGCATTGCAAGAGGATCTAGCGGTGCCGAACAATTCGGTCAGATTGCTACTGGTCTTAGCAACCTAATCAAGATATAAGGAGATTTATGGCAGTATTAGATATACCAGCAATGATGGACATGTTTCGGCAGGATGAACTTCAGAAGCAGGCAGTAGCTGAAGCACAGAGAAAGCAGGCAATGGAAGAGCGTGCAATGGCAATCAAGGAACAGCCAGACGTTGACTTCAGCTTTGAAAAGGGTGGGCTAAAGGTCAAGGGTAAGCTGAAGGATCTTCCTGCATTAAGCCAAGATCCAGCGTTTGCTCCTTATCTCGCTGGGATTGGTAGCACGATTACGAATGAGCAATCATTGGAGAACGAGGAGGTTCAGGCTCAAAGGGAATCAATCAATGACAGATTGCGTAAGCTTTCTGCCGAAAGACTTAAACAAGAACTTGAGATTGCAAAAGGCGACACACGCACTGGCGCAATGGAGCTTGGTCTTGGTCTTGTAGGGATGAAGAAAAGATCCGATGTAATGAAGGAACTTGAGGCCGAACGTGGGGTGCTTCAAGGAAGAATGGCAGAGCTTGGATTCAACAGGCAAACTGGTCAAATGGAAACCGAGACTCCAGAAGGCGCACCAACAGCTATAGCCCCAAGCGCGCCAGCTATTGCTGCACCAACAATAGAACAGCAACCAGCCCAATCACAGACACCAAAGAATTTCAATAGTCTTCAAGAAGCAAGGGCAGCAGGCGTGAAGCCTGGAGAACTTATCTACATCAACGGAAAGCCAGGACGACTGCAAGCGAGGCAGTAAGCAATGGCTATAGAGCCAGAGCTTGAGTTCGTTCCAGAGCAGGAACAAGATTTAGAGTTCGCTCCGCTTTCCCCAGAGGAAGCTGGAAACTTAACTAAAGCCGAATATCTTGCATCTGGCGGCAAGCCAGAAGAAGTTATCTCGCCAGAACGCAAGGCTTTACTAGATCAAGAAACACAGCGTCAGCTACAGGCTGGAGCAACTCCACAGCAAGCATCCATTGAGGCTGGCAAAGCCTTGGATGCGATGGGAGCGATCCGAAGGCCAGATGGCACGATAGCGGAAGGATACAAGCCAACAGCACAAGCGTTGGCTGAAGGCATTATTGAGACACCAGCAATACCAGCCGTAAAGGAAGCTCAGAGGTTGGGCATAGAAACAGTATCCTCTGGAACGGATAAAGCTACGGGCGTTGGCTTTGCTATTGGCAGAAACAAGGACGGTAAGGTAGTGCGCTTCGAAGCTGACAAGGATGGCAATGTTGACTCCTTTGAACTTGAGCCAGAAGAACCCAGCAGGCTAGGTGCGATTGCACGCACTGTTGCAAGCCAAGTAATCCCTGCAACTACTGGTGCTGTGGCTGCTGAAACTGCTGCTGCTCTTACTCCTGGTGGCATTGTTCCCAAGTTAGTAACAGGAGCAATTGCTGGCGTGGGTGGATTTATTGCAGGCCAAAAGGGACAAGAGGCCGCTGGTAAGGCCTTGCTAGGTCCAGAGCGTATGGCTCGCATCAGCGAAGTCTTACAGCGCGATGTTGAGAAGTATCCAATAACCACAACGGCGGCATCTATTCTCACGCCTACTGGCGGTGGGTTGGTTGGATTGGCTAAAGGAGTTCGCGGCGCATTAACTCGCCCAGCCACTCAAGTTGCTGAAGCTGTTGCTCCTGCTGTTGCTCCAGCGGTTGAGGGTGCCTTGCCGAAGGCAGTTGAGGCTGTTGTTCCAAGGGCAGAGCAAGTAGCTGGAAAAGCTGGTGTTGCTCCAGTTGAATTGCCAATTGAATTGCCTGCAACACCAAAAGGAATTGGATACAGACAAGCTGGGGTAAAGATGGTGAAAGATCCATTTCTTGACAGAGGGGTGCGTGAACAGCTTGCAAAGAGTGAGGATATAAAGTACGCAAAGTTTGGTCAGAAGGCATTGCAAGATGCCTTGGCAAACGAGTCGGATGACGTTGTAAGGGGAATTTTTGAAAGCGGAACTGCTCCTCAAAAAGTAGTTGCCAATGCCGAGCTAATTAACCGAGCATCAAAACAGAATGATGTTAAGTCATTGATTGATCTTGCGAAGACAAGAATAAAACTACCTACAGAAGCTGCTCAAACTGTTGCAGCAATGAGGACTCTCCCATCGGCAACCCAAAATGGATACCTTGCCACACTAAGCGTTTTTCTTGATAAGAATGGAAGAACCCTTACTCAGCCTCTTCTTGTAGAAGCCAGAAATCTTTTTAAGCTACAAGCCAGAACTAGGTCAACTTATGAAACTCTTGCTGAAACAGCAAGAAACACGCTGGATGATGTTGACATACAGAAAGCAATTCAGGCAGAGAAAAGATTTGTTGAGAGTGCATTTAGATTCCAGAACTTTGAGTCAAGACTTGTTCCAAAGAAGTTTTTTGCAGAGACATTGCCAACTGTTATACAAGGCAATCTTCTTGCTCCCTTGTCATTGGTCACAAATCTTTGGAGTAATGCGGTAAGCTCATTGCCCAGAGCGATGGGAAGACAGGGTGCGTTTATAAGCCAAGAAGTAGCAAGGGCGTTCAAGAAATCAGTTGGACTTCCAGTTGCAGAGAGAACTGTGTCATCACCAATATCTTTGGCTGGAGCAAGAAGAGTTGGGGAAACAGTTAAAGCATTTGTTCGTGGAGGCGGAGAAGGATTGGCTGGGTTAAAAAGAGGTATCAGTGCCGAAGGGTTATTGTCTGGAGAGAAAATAAGAGGATTCCAGCCAGCCCAAGCGTTTAGACAATTTTGGACAGGATCTGGATTGGCTAAACCAGTTCTTAACGGATGGAAAGGATTGGGGCAGGCTGGGCTTGATAGGGCTAGACTGGCCGCCGAAACGGTGCTTGGCGTTCCGCCAGAAACAATGTTGCGACTACTTCAGCTTGGAGATACTCCATTCAGAAGAATGGCTCAAGCAAGGCTTTTGGCTGAATCCGCACAACTTCAAAGAGTATCCAAGATTTCTTCTCTTAATAATGAGCTTTCAAAATTGTTGTCAAAACCCAAAACAACAGCAACTGACTCAGCAAAAATACAAGACATTAGAAATCAAATTGAGTCGATTGGCAAAAGAGAGATTGGAAAAGAAATTTCAGTAGCAACAAGACTTCCATCAGCGGAAGCTTTAGGAAAAATAGAACAAGAGGCAGCAGAAGCCGTGTTCCAGCAGGACACGCCGCTATCAAGAGCAGCCTTGAGCGTATCAAATATGTTTGGCCTTGGTAATAGGGTTGGATTGGCGAGGACTCTTGGGAAGACAATTATCCCATACGCAAAGACACCAGCAAATGTGATCGATGAAATGCTTGATTATTCGCTTCCTGGTTATGCGCTTGTTACAAAGGGAATACCAGCAATGCAATCCAAGGACGCTAGAGGCGTACACATGGCAATAGGAAAAACATTAACAAGCCTAACCATAGGGGCAGTTGCAAAAACATTGTCGGACGCTGGGGTGATTGGCGGGTCGGCAGAGGATTCTGAGAAGACTAGGGACATACAATACAAAACACTTCCTCCCCGAACAATAAACCTAAGCGCGCTTGAGAGATTTGCAGAAGGTGATTCCACAGACCTCCAGCCTGGTGATCGTGTTATGAATCTTGAGAAAATGGGTATTGTTGGCGGGATGCTTGCAACTTGGAACGAAGCAAGCAAGGCAACAGATAAGGGTGACTTTATAAGTCCAGAGTTTTTAACTGCACTTGTTCCAGAAACCTTGTCATTTGCAATGAACCAAAGCTTTCTGAAGGGAACAAACAGCCTTCTTTCGGCTATGCTTGACGGAAAGAGGGATAGAATGGACAAGTGGATTGCCAATTACTTTGGTACAGTATCTTCAATAGTTTTCCCCAATACGCTTAGTGCTGTGTCAAGGTCTATGAGCGATTCATTGCCAGAGAAAATAAAGATTAAGGATATTGAGGGTGAAGATACAACAGAAAGAACGCTTAATTTATTTGGCGAAGTCCTCAAGAGAAAGATTCCTGGCTATGCAGAGGATTTACCAAGAAAGATTGATATATGGGGAAGAGAAATACCGCAGACACCAGAAGGTGCTGATCCAGTAATGTACAACTTCTTTGATTTCACCAAGTCAAGAGAAGCAACATACGATAAAACCACCTTGGCAATTTACAAGCTATTCAAGGAAACTGAAAATGGAGACGTGATACCACCGAAGCCTTTAGAGCAATTTATGATTGGCAACGAAAAGTACAGGCTATCTCCAGAGTTGTATGAAAAATACTCAAAGATAAGAGGCCGAGCCAACCGCGCTGCTGCTGAAGCATTGCTTGGTGATAGTGGCTTCAAGAGGCTTGGTAGCGAGGATAAGGTTAGGGCATTAAAGAGCGCGTATTCTCAAGTTGGCAGTGACGCAAGAAAAGAGTTTTTGATTCGTAATGAGTCAAGAATTAAGCAAGGCCAAAAACAATGAAGTTTTCAGTAAACCCATCCAAGGATGTTTCCTTGAGAAACGATATGGTGGCAAGAGAACTTACTGGAACTGGATACGAGCCAGTACCAGAGGAGATAAGAAGGATAGCTCCGATTGAGAAGGCTAGAGAATATGCCAAGCAAATGCCACAAGCCACGCAAGCACCAGAACTTGACTTTATAGAGGAACAACAAGCTATGCAAACAAAACCAGAACAAGATGCACTACAAACAGCAGCGTTAAAGACGATTGATTTTGAGGCAAGGAAGGACAAGCAAGGCAACGTGCAGGTCTATAAATTGCCAGCAGGAGATATGGGTGGTAATTTTGAGATTGCTGGTATTAACGACAAATATCATCCAGATGCCTTCAAAAGAATCTCATCGCTCCCAGCGCAAGAAAGAGCGCAGGCTGCGGCACAATACGTCAAAGAGTACACCAGCCCATTCGTCTCTAAACTCCCCCAAGAAGTCCAGCCATTCGCACAGGATCTCGCGTTTAATCGAGGGATGGGCGGTGCAACGAAGTACATCCAGCAAGGATTGAACACGCTTGGGCAAAGAGTAGCGGTAGATGGAGGGTTAGGTCCGAAGACATTGCAGGCGATCAACCAGGTTGAGCCAAAGGCGTTAATGCGTGCAGCCAGCCAAGCCCAGCTTGAGGACGAATACCGAATGGCTCAGCGCAACCCAGCCAGAAAGAAGTTTATTGGTGGACTCGAAAGCAGAATACGAAATAGGCTCGCATTATTTGGAGCTTAATCATTATCCTCTTCTTGAGATTCAACCCAAACAGCGCCTTCATTCATATAGGCAGAACCAGCCTTAATCGTTGTGGAAGTTCCGTAAAAGAAATTCTTAGACTTCGATATGAATGTTTCATCTTTTCCAACAACACTACTTCCAGACTTATAATAAAAACCATCAGTTGAAATTATTGACCTACCAGATGACGATGAATAAGCCATTCCACCATCCTCTGATATTACGCATCCACGGCCACATGAGAATCCGTTGCGCTTTAGCACTGCTCCCACAAAATCAGCAGCGTCAGCATCATCATCTTCAGCCATCACCGATGCCATCAGCATCGCCGTCAGTGTTATCATTGTTATTGCTTTCATGGTGAAAAGTCTCTAGCACAAACCGAAAGCCGTCAAGCATGAAATTATCTTCACGCCAAGTAGGTGCAGTTGGGGTAGCTCGCGTTACTGGTGCGTTGCTTCGCTGCGGATACAACGTGCTTACGCCCTACGAGGATTTTGCTGGCTACGATGTGGTGGCAGAGAAGAATAATAAGTTCTTCCGCATCCAGGTTAAGACCGCCCAAGCCATAGAGCCTGGTCGAACCAAGTACCGCTTCACTACCAGCAGTGGCAATGGGTTTAACATTCCAAAGCGCGCAATCAGTGGCGTGGATTATGTTGCCTGCTGGGGCATGAACGATGACCTATTCTGGTTGTTGCCCATTGCCAAGTGCAAAAGCATAACAACTAAGCTTTGCCCCTCGACAGGTCAGAACTGGCGTGTATTCCAAAGCTTGTGAACGAGAAAGAAGCTTGGGCTAAGTTTGAGGCTGGGTTAAAGGACATGGAGTCCTTCGATGAAGCTGTGGCTTGGGTGAAGAAGAACAAGAAGATCGTAGAGAAGCTGACCATGATGGCAATGATTAGACGATTTAATGAGGATATTAGCAAAGCTAATAAGACTTGGCGGAACTGAAATAGATTAAAATATAACTCGACACTGGCGTGGGTTGACAGCTAAACCCAACCAATGGGCAAAATCAATAGTCGGGCTAAAGGCGCAGCGGGTGAGCGAGAATTAGCAAACTACCTGCGTGAGCAGGGTTGGCAGAAGGCCAGAAGGACCGCCCAATACGCAGGCAATCCAGAAGGCGGTAGCGGGGATGTAGTCTGCGAGAACTTTCCATTTCACATCGAAGGCAAGCGTTGCCAAGCACTAAAGCCTGAAGACTGGATGGCGCAGGCCAAGCGTGATTGTCCGAAGGGCAAAATCCCAGCAGTATTCTTCCGCCGTAACGGACGCAAAGAGTGGCTAGTTATACTAACCGCCGACAGCGTGTGCGAATTAGCTCGACAGATCGCGCCAGCCAATGTCACCATCGAATATGCAAAGACCGCAACTATCGCGCAGGGCTTTTACGTTAAGTCACCAGCTTTTGAAGAACTTACCCCAACAACAATAAACCCAAACAAATAAATAAAGGAGATACTACAATGGCACTAACCATAAGTGAATCGCAGAAGATGGAACGCAAGTTGCCTGAAGCAGGCGCAACCGTAGGCGTTCTCTACAGCCTAGTCGATCTAGGCCACCAGAAAACCAATTGGGACAACCAAGAGAAGTGGACACCAAAAGTCCGATTGACCTTTGAGTTGCCCGATCAAACCGATGAGTTCGAGGTCGAAGAGAATGGCAAACGCACCACAGTCCAAAAGCCGATGGTCGTTTCCATCGAACAAACCCGCAGCCTTGGCGAGAAAGCCAGCCTTCGCAAGCTTCTTGAACAATGGCGCGGTCAGACCTTCACCTCAAAGGAACTCCAGGCATTCAGCTTGAAGAACCTTCTTGGCAAGCCAGCCATGCTCACGCTGATCCACAAGACCAGCCAGCAGGGTCGGCAGTATTGCGCCATCGCAGGTGCATCCAAACTCCCCAAGGGCATGAAAGCACCAGCCACCACAACTAACGATCAGTTGTACTACGAGATCGAACAGGGTGAGGCTGGTCAGTTCAACGATATGCCCGATTGGTTGCAGGAGAAGATCAGAGCCTCCAAGGAGTTTGCTACCGCTGCTGGCAAGTCCACGGCCACTAAGGTCGAGGTGGACGCAGACGGCAACCAAGTGCCATTCTAAATCAAATGGCTCTTACAATCACAGCGAAAGAGCCTACTAATTCCCGTCTGGTCGCAACTGACCAGGCGGGACATTGGTACACAGCCGAGGGTGAATCTGCCCACGTTGTGATTGGCAAGAACGGAAAAGAAAGAAACACAACCGTAGCCGATGCGCGCCAGATGGGGTTATACCCATCCGTAACCAGCGTGCTTGGCATTATGGATAAGCCGCAATTGACGGCGTGGAAGATTGAGCAGGCCATTATGTCCTCGCTCACACTTCCGAAGGAGGCAGATGAAACGCTCGAAACCTACGCTCGAAGAGTGGTTAAGGACTCTAAAGAATCGACAACGAAGGCAGCTGAACACGGCACGAAAATGCACACCGAAATGGAAAACATCCTCTTGGGACGTTCTCCTTCCAAGGATGAAGTCCTCAAGCCGTACATTGAAACATTTAAGAAGTGGGCCGATGCAAACATTGAGAAAACCTACTGGTGCGAAAAGGGTCTTGTCGGCGCAGGCTATGCGGGAAGGTGTGATGCCTACGTTAAGCTACGCGGTATTGGTGACGCTATCATCGATCTAAAGAATCGTAAGGTTAATCCAAAGTACGATCCATTCTACGATACAGATTGCGCCCAGCTTTGGGCATACAGAGCCGCAAGCGAGAATCCTAAGTGCGCCTGCGTGTCGGTGGTCCTAGCATCAAATGATGCTACCAAGCTGACAACGAAGGTGTGGGACGAAGACGAACTCTACCAAGCTGGCATTGCCTTCTGCGCAATGCAGAAAGTCTGGGCTTGGGTCAAAGGCTACACACCTCCTGGTATGAAATTATGATTGACCCACAAGACGTACTTTGGCTAGAAGGATTACTGGACGAATTTTATAGGAGGCTTGCAAAATGACTGCACCAACAATTCAAGAAATGGGTCTTGCCGCGCAGGAAATAGTCTGGCGCGTTATGGGTAAAGGTTCGGATAAGTCTGCCTACGGCGATTGGTTGGTAAAGGATAGGCCGACTCACGATTACCATATTGCCAGAGCGATTCGTCACCTAGCCACAGCACAGATGCAATTGCACAAGTCTTCGCCTTGTCCAGATAATAACGGCGAAACAAGTATTGACCACCTTGAGCGTGCGTTGGTAAGGTCGCTCTTCGTGTTAGCACAAATCAAAAAGGAAGTACCAAGACTATGAACAAAACACAAGAAGAAATAGACAAAGATTGGGATGAGTTTTTCAGCAAGCCTCGCCCTTGGCTTTACTCAAACTACGGAGACAAAACAAGCGACAGCGATGAATCTGAAACAGATAAATCGTTCCAGAAGTTTTGCGATCACGATGGGAATAATAGGTATCCTAGGGAATGAAGCTGGCCTTGTCTTGGATATGTTATCAGATCGGTGATCTGATTAGCCTCACGCTGATGAGGTTTGGCTACGCCTACAGTATCTACAACAAGATGATGATCTGGTCATCCGCGCTGGATGAGCATGGAAAAATATGGAAGAACGTAAAATGAAA